CGTTGAGTTATCGGAAGAGGCCGAAGAATGGCTACCCTCAGTGCCTGAGTGTCGAGATTTTAAATCGCCTATATAAAACTTTGGGCTTTAGGTCTACATTCTATACACCAATTCAAATATCTAACTGTATTTAAAGGTAAATAATAGATGTATAGTTATTTTTTAACTATACATCAACTGTACATTCTCTTCATTAATCTAAAAAATGGGTGAACAGGTGATACAGTTAGTGAATATCATATTAATTGCATCAAACCCAGATGTAGCAAGGCTTTCGGAGAATTGTGCAGAGGGTGCATAACTGAGAGGGCGAAAAAGATTTTCAGGGGGGTAGGAAACAAAAGCCCTTATCTAAGAAAATTAGTTGTATTAGTCATCACTTGATCCGGCTGTCTGCCCCAGACAGAAAAGGATGTAAATACAGTAAATATAGTAGAGAATGTTCGCTTCTGGCTGTGCTCTCTACAGGAAGATGCTTGGGCGGTTATGAGCGAGGAGCGGACATCTTAACGCCTTCCCAATAAAGAATACCTAAAGATGACTAGAAAATTGGATGCCTCAAAAATGAATTGTTAGTCTTAATGGTGACTGTCACGATCAACATACTACCCGGTTCCCATTTTGGCGTGGAAGAGCATTAGTTTGAAGGCCAGCTTGGCTGGCCTTTTTAGAAATTACTCTATTGTACCAGATCGAGGTAAAAGTACGGGAATACTAAATTTTATTCTATTGGTTGAGCTATTAGTAGTTTCGGAGGTTTGTGCATTGCCTGAAATTGTTGATGAACCAACAGTAATTTCTGGAGAATCAGCCGTACTATTGCCTTCACTGACTGATACCACAATATCAAACTCTATTTGTTGGATCGGAACGCCGGTATTTGAACAGAATGTATTTGTCGCGTTTTGACGGTTAAATGTGACTGACGCCGGATTTACTTTCGCACCATTCTGATCACCGAATTTTTGTGCTGCACTGATACCAGTTATAATCTGCTTTATAGTTTCTTCAACGTACTTATCAAGTTTCATTTAACTTCCAAAACAGCTTAATAGGAATGAACCTATTGTTGCAATGTTACCGATCGTAGGCAAAGAAGCTAATAACGACTTAACTATCACTTTGCTAGGTTTATCCGATGAAAATTGGCCTTCTATCGCATCTACAATCTCAAGAGCCTCTTTTTTTTCTTCAGATTTATTTATTATTTGCTCTATCTCTGAGCGCAGCATTGCAATATGCTTGGCAACATCTGAATTAAAATTGGCGATATTTATTGAATTATCTATTGAGTGATTGTTAACGCGCGAATTAGCACCACTAATATTGTAGGTGACATTCTGTATAGCCTTATCGGCTTCTGGCAATCCTAGTTTTTTATGAGTCATTTGATAGCCTGCTGCAATTGCCCCATGTTGCTCATGAAAACCAGGATCAATAACTTCATAGGTTTCCTCACCGCCATTCGACATTCTTCGTTGAATCAAATCTCCTGTTTCAATCAAAATATCAGACCGATTAATGAAAATCTTCTTTGACTGAACACTTGCTTTGATGTTATCAACCCTTTCACCATTCTTCTTTAATAGTGAAACAGTATCTTTTAACAGACTCGATAGTGGCACTATTATCTCCTTGTGATTTTAATCAGTTAACTTATGAGCCAGTAATATTACACCCGTTGTATTGCGTTACGTTATCTTAGATCACAATCTCATGAATCTACTTGTGTTTTATGGAAAGAGTCCAGCACCCAGTTGCTCATCACGTCATAATGTAAGCAACGTCCGCTGCTGGCGCAGACTGTGTAAAAACTCTTGATCACCTTTTAGCCTAAGTGAGATGTACTTATGAACAATTGGTCTTAGCTACCGATCCAATTTCAAAGCAAAATCCAGTATTATCAGATTGGTAAGCATAATCATGGAGATTCTAGCATGTCTCACCATATTGCAGGTCAATCAAGGCATCAATCCACGCTCTTTCCAGAACTTATGGACGACTTTGTTAGCGAAGATAATCCAGTGCGAGTTATTGATGTCTTTGTTGAACATCTAGATTTACTCGACTTAGGTTTTGAAAGAGTGAATCCAAAGTCAACTGGCCGTCCTAGTTATCACCCTGCCATGATGCTCAAGCTCTACATTTACGGTTATTTAAATCGAATTCAATCATCGAGGCGGTTGGAGAAGGAATGCAACCGCAATGTCGAGTTAATGTGGTTGCTTGAACGTTTATCTCCCGACTTCAAAACAATTGCAAACTTCAGAAAAGATAATGGCAAGGGGATTAAAAACGTTTGCCGTAAATTTGTCGAGTTATGCCGGCAATTCAACATGTTTGAAGGTGCCGTGTTCGCTATCGATGGGAGTAAATTCAAAGCCGTCAATAATAAATCCAAAAATTACACTCCCAGTAAAGTGCAGTTTCATATCGAGCGAGTAGAAAAAAGCATCGAGAAATATTTAAGCCAGATGGATGCCAAAGATGAGAACGAAAAAGAGTCTGATCCGACCGTCGCAGCATCGAAATTAGCATGGCTAAAGCAGCGCTTAGTTGAGTTAAAAGCACTCGAAAAACAAGTTAATAAGCATCCAGACAAACAGATATCACAGACAGATCCTGATGCCCGCTTGATGAAAACACACCACATGGAAAGACAAGTCTGCTACAACGTGCAAACAGCCGTCGATACAAAGCACCACCTCATCGTTTGCCACGATATCGTCATGACAACAGACCGAGGTCAACTGACATTAGTTGCCGAGCAAGTCCAAAAAGTTTTGGGAAAGAAATCTATTACAGTGTTAGCCGACAAAGGTTATTTCAGTCGAAATGATATCAAAGACGCATATGATCAAGGTATCACGGCGAATGTGCCACAAATTGACACTTCAGGTTCAAAGAGCAAAGGTATTTTTAACAAGTCTCTCTTCAAGTACGATAACGACAGTGATGTATACATTTGTCCGGCGGGTAAAAATTTACAAAAACGAATGAAAGTCATGGAGAAAGGCGTCGAATTGGATGTTTACTTCAACAATTTAGCGTGCAATGAATGTTCAATCCGATCTCAATGCACGACCTCAAAGAAAGAACCTCGTCGTATAAGACGATGGATACATGAATCGATTATTGATGACATGCAAAAACGGTTGGACGAGAATCCGGAATTCCCAGTGATAAGGAAACAGAGTGTTGAGCATCCGTTTGGTACTATAAAAATGTGGATGGGAGCGACTCACTTTTTGACTAAACGCCTCAAAAATGTGAGTACTGAAATCAGCCTTAGTGTTCTTGCTTACAACCTGAAACGTATGATGACCATACTGGGAACTGTCGGTTTGATGACAGCCATCAATCTGAGCTAAGCGATAAAGTCGCTTAATTTCACCAAAGTCTGCCCCCAACGTTCAAGGCACGATGCATTTAAATGACTTCATATTATAAGTCACCAATCTTCATCAGAACATTGTGAATGTGATGAGCGCTATTCGGATGCTAAAATGCAACCCAAATTGATGTTTGTTCGATGAAATCACAGTTTTTACACAGTCTGGGCACAAAGCAGACTGTCAGATTACACAAAATAGTAGGCCTTTGTTTAGACCTGTTTCTAATTTTGTGTAGTCACCTATCATAAATAGATAACTTCATATTATTTTTCATGGTGTTAAAAGTTATAACTAATTTAACTCGATATACTTTATATAAAAACACTATGAAAAAACTTCTCGAATTACGTCAACAAAAATCCGATTTAACCCAACAAATGCGTTCTCTTCTCACCAAAGCCGAAAGCGAAAAACGCTCACTCAATATCGACGAAGCCAAACAGTTCGACGAATTTCGCAGCCAGTCTGACACGCTGAATACTGAAATTGCCCGTTATGAATCACTGGCGAATGAAGAACGCAATCAGGCAGAAATCCAGCCAACCCGTGAAAAACTCAGCAATGATGAATTACGCCACTATGTTCTGACTGGCGAAACTCGTTCTTTGTCTACGGGCGTTCCGTCAGACGGTGGCTATACCGTTATCCCCGAACTGAACAAACAAATCATGCAACAACTGACTGATGAGTCAGTCATGCGCCGGATTTGTACAGTGAAAACCACACGCAGCAACGAATATAAGCAGTTGGTTTCTATCGGTGGCGCAGTCGTGGCACATGGGGAAGAAGGCAAGGCACGCGGTGAGACTGCCACGCCGAAGATGGAAGAGGTCAGCATTAAGCTGTTCCCCATCTACGCCTATCCTAAAACAACTCAAGATATTATCGACTTTAGCGATGTGGATATCTTAGGTTGGCTGACTTCCGAAATTGCCGACACATTCATTGATACCGAAGAAACGGATCTCGTCAGCGGTGACGGTAGCAAAAAAGCGAAAGGCTTTCTGTTTTATCCCCGTGATAGCCAAGCTGATAAGGTTCGTGCATTTGGCACATTGCAAAAATTGGAAGTGACCGCGCTTTCAGCGGATAGCCTGATTGACCTGAAATTCTTACTTAAAAACAAATACCGTAAAAACTCTGTCTGGGTGATGAATTCCACAACTGCCGCCCAAGTACAAAAACTGAAAAACGGCAATGGTGATTATATCTGGCGGGAACGTTTACAGGCGGGCGATCCCGATATGCTGCTGGGCTTACCTGTCCACTACCTCGAATTTATGCCGGAAGGGGTTATCGGTCTGGGTGACTTCAAACGTGGTTACTTTATCGTTGACCATGAAACCGGCATTCGTACCCGTCCTGACAATATCACCGAGCCGGGATTTTATAAGGTTCACACCGATAAATATCTGGGTGGCGGGCTGGTGGATTCCAACGCGATTAAGGTACTGGAAGTGAAAGCATCCAGCAACTAAGCAGAAGGGGTATCGCACCCCTTTCCAAGCCTTGGAGTCCATCAATGAAGAATGATTTTGAAATCCGCACCGCTTCACTGTCTGCTAGTGATAAGACGCTGACAGGTTATGTTATTAAGTGGAACAGCCGATCACACGTGCTGTGGGATGAGTTTATCGAACAATTCGCACCGAATGCGTTTAACACCAGTTTAGCGGCGGGGGATGATATCAGGGCGTTGTACGAGCACGACCCGATGAACCTGTTAGGCCGCACCACGTCCGGCACGTTGCAATTGAGCGAAGATGCCACCGGATTACGTTTCGAGTTAACGCCGCCAGATACCCAATTGGGGCACGATGTATTAACACTGGTTGAACGCGGGGATATACAAGGCATGTCCTTTGGTTTTCGTGCCATTAAAGATCAGTGGGATACCCGTCAGACTCCATATATCAGAACGGTGTTAGAAGCCGAGCTACGGGAAATTACGATCACCAGCTTACCCGCCTATCCTGAAAGTGGTATAGAGATTGCCAAGCGTTCACTGAATGCGGTTAAACTCTGCCCTGTGGACTTGCGTCATTACTGGCTGCAACTGTCTGAGGTGTAATCATGTGGCCTTTTACGCGAAAAACACCTGAAACCCGCAGCATGATGATGGATGAATTTCTTTCTCTGGCTGGCATGTCTAATACCAAATCGGGCGAGCATGTTTCACCGTCCACGGCAGAAGGCTTACCCGCTGTGATGAATGCCGTTACGGTGATTAGTGAAGCGGTGGCCTCCATGCCTTGTTATCTCTATCGGGTGCAGCACCAGAACGGCAAAGAATCCCGCGAATGGTTGAGTGACCATCCGGTCGATTATTTGCTGAATGAATGCCCGAATGATTGCCAGACGCCGTATCAATTCAAAAGAACCCTGATGCGTCATTGCCTGCTGAATGGCAATGCGTATGCGGTGATTGTCTGGGGGCGGGATGGTCAGCCACAGTCATTACACCCTTACCCGCCGTCAACGGTTGTACCCCAACGATTATCCGATCACCGATTCGCTTACACCATTACGGAACCGTATAGCGGCAGGGTTAAAACCTATTTACAGGAGGAAGTGCTGCATTTGCGCTATGCCACCGAAGATGGTTTTTTGGGGCGTTCTCCCGTCACCGTTTGCCGTGAAACACTGGGGTTGGGGCTGGCACAACAGCGCCACGGCGCAAGCATTATGAAAGACGGCATGATGGCGGCGGGGGTAATTAAAGCTGCTGACTGGATGGATGGGATAAAGGGAAGTAAAGCACTGGAAGCCCTCGAACGCTACAAGGGTGCTCGCAACGCTGGGAAAACGCCGATTCTTGAAGGTGGGATGGAATACCAGCAATTAGGCATGAGCAATCAGGATGCGGAATGGCTGGCCTCCCGTCGCTTCACCATTGATGATATCGCCCGTATGTTCAATGTCAGCCCGATCTTTCTGCAAGAATATTCGAACAGTACCTACAGCAATTTTAGCGAAGCCTCCCGTGCCTTTCTGACTATCACTATGCGCCCGTGGCTTGCCAATTTTGAGCAACAAATCAAAGCAGCCTTGCTGATGACTTCACCGAAACGGGGTATTCGTTATCAAGTCGAATTTGATACTGCCGACTTACTGCGTGCCAATCCGAAAGAACGTTTCCAGAGCTATGAGACGGCGATTAAATCCGGCGTCATGTCACCGAACGAAGCCCGCGAACGTGAGGGATTATCGCCCCGTGACGGTGGTGATGAATTCAGTCAGGCATGGAAGCAAACCGTAGAAGTGAAAAAACAAACGGAGAACACGAAATGAGAGCAGGCAGATTGAGACACCGGATCACCATTCAAAAGAATGAAATCATCCGTGATGAACTGGGTTCTGAGTTCTACAAGCGGGTTGATGTTGCTACCGTCTGGGCAGAGGTGAAAGCCATTAGCGGACGTGAGAAACTGGCCTCCGGTGCTATTTTCTCCGAAGCCACGATGCGTATTTGGCTGCGTTACCGTGATGATATTACGACAGCGAACAGCATTACCTATCATGGCGGGAACACCAGAGGAACGACCTTCAGCATTATGGCAGTGATCCCTGATGCAAAACATACCCGCTTGGAATTGCTTTGCAAGGGAGGCGTTTTCCGATGAGCCAGATTGAAATTCCCCTGAGTGAAATCAGGCAACATTGTCGATTGGATGAAAGCGATAACCTTGATGATACCCTTCTTACTGCTTATGCCGAAGCTGCGCTGGAAGTGTGCCAGCAACATATCGGAAAGCGGTTTGATAATGGTCTAGCCTTCACGCCAGCAATCAAGGTAGGTTGTCTGCTTTATATCGGCTTGCTGTATGAAAATCGGGAAATGGCAACCGATGTTGAGCTTAAAGAAGTCCCGTTCACCATTAAATCACTGTGGTCAGTCTATCGTGATGTGGGAGTCTACTGATGCCGTGGCAACCGTTGAAACGCTGTAGCTACCCACATTGCCGCGAGCGGGTGAAATCAGGCCGATGCAAGCAGCACCAGCGGGAAACCAGACGCCAGCAAGACAAGCAGCGTGGCACCCGAACCCAGCGAGGTTACAGTAATCGATGGGGACGCTATCGGCTGTACTACTTGAAAGCTAATCCGTTATGCGTTCATTGCTTGCCGCAGGGTATTTACACGCCTGCAAGCATTGTGGATCACATTATCCCAATACAGGGTGATACTGATGTGTTGTTCTGGCCTGCATCGAACCATCAGGCGTTATGTCAGACTTGCCATAACCGCAAGACCGTACAGACTGACCCCATGACTAAAGCAAAGCGCAAGCAGGGTGCTTATCGAGAGCAGGAAACCGAAGCGGCAAGATATCGTGATTGGTTATCAAATGAATAATAACAAAACGAAATAACGGGGTGGGGGTATCAAAAATGACAAATGTCCCTCTCAGCGGAACCGCCCCCTCCTCAAATTTTTATGCACGGCAATTTTTTTGAAAATAAAACAATAAGGACAAAATTCATGGCAAGAGCGCCAAAACCGCCCACGTATTTAAATGATATTGCCGCCAGTCAATGGAAGGCCAAAGGTAAAATATTAAGTGAACGGGAAGACTTGAACGCCGCTGACTGGAACAACTTAGAACTGTATTGCGTGAACTATGCCATTTACCGAAAAGCGGTGGCAGACCTTGATATCAGGGGCTTTAGCATTGTGAACAGTCAGGGCAGCGAGAGCCGAAACCCGTCATTGAGTGCCAAAGCCGATGCTGAAAAAATCATGATAAAAATGTCCTCATTGCTGGGCTTTGACCCCGTATCACGGCGTAAAAATCCGGTAGAAACTGAGGAAGAAGACGAGCTGGATCGCCTATGAACGCATGGGAACAATACGCTTTTGATATCGAAAATGGTAAAATTCCGGCCTGTAAACGCGTAAAACAGGCGGTGAAACGCTACTATAACGACCTGAATAACCCGCTTTATGTGTTTGATTCTGAGGTTGTGGCGCGTTTTATTGCCTTTTCCTGTGTCTGTCCCCATGTCAAAGGCCACTTGCGCGGTAAACCCATCATGCTTGAGCCGTGGCAACAATTCGCCTTTGCTAACTTGTTCGGCTTCAAAGTCAAAGCGACCGGACGCCGAAAATATCGTAGTGCTTATATCCAAGTACCGCGCAAAAATGCCAAATCCACCGTTGCTGCAATACTGGCGAACTGGTTTCTGGTGATGGAACAAGGGCAGCAGGATATTTACACCGCCGCCGTGAGTCGGGATCAGGCGCGAATTGTGTTTGATGATGCCCGCCAGATGAGTCTGTTATCAAAACCACTAAAAAAACGGGTGACTATCCAGCAACACAAAGTCACCTATTCTAAAACCAACAGTTTGCTAAAACCACTGGCAGCCAAAGCTGCCACAATTGAGGGGACAAACCCCAGCCTTGCTATTGTCGATGAATATCATTTACACCCTGATAATGCGGTTTATTCTGCACTTGAGCTGGGGATGGGCGCACGCCCCGAAGGTATTCTGTTTGCCATTACCACGGCGGGCAGTAACGTTATTTCGGCCTGTAAGCAGCATTATGATTATTGCTGTCAGATACTGGATGGCGAAGAAAAGAACGAATCGCTGTTTGCCCTGATTTACGAACTGGACGACGAAAAAGAGATTGATGATGAATCGCTTTGGATAAAAGCTAACCCTAATCTTGATGTATCGGTAGACAGTGCTGCCTTGCATGACACTATTCAGAAAGCTCGTGGCATTCCCTCACAATGGACGGAAATGTTGACTAAACGCTTTAATATCTGGTGTCAGGGTGAAACCCCGTGGATGGGTGAAGGCGCATGGAAAGTCTGTCAGAGTGATTATGATGCAAACGACCTCAAAGGGCTGGAGTGTTACGCCGGACTGGACTTGTCTTCAACAGGTGATATCACCAGCATTTGTTACACGTTCCCCGTAGACAATGAACTGTTATTACTGACCCGTCATTACTTGCCCGAAGCGCAGTTACAAAACCCAGCCAATAAGAATCGAGCTATTTACCGTCAATGGGTACAAGCAGGCTGGATACGCACCACAGCAGGTGATTGCATTGATTATGACCGTATCCGTGATGATATTCTCAACGACAGCCAGCAGTTTGATATCAAGCTGGTGGGCTTTGATACATGGAACGCCACGCATCTACGAACACAATTGCAAGGCGCGGGGTTATATGTTGAGCCGTTCCCTCAAACCTATATGTGCTTTAGTCCGGTGGCTAAATCGGCTGAGGTGTTCGTGAATCGCAAAGTCATTCGTCACAACGGCGATCCGGTGCTCACGTGGGCAATGTCCAATGTGGTGATGGAAACGGATGCGAACGCTAATATCAAACCGAACAAGAAGAAATCCGCGAACAAAATCGACCCTGCAATAGCGTTCTTAATGAGTTTTGGCACATGGCAGATTGAGCATGAAGACTTCGCATTCAGCTTAAACGAAGAACAACAAGAGCGCCTTAAAGCGTTTAATGGAATATAACGCAAAAAGTTAAGTGGTTTTACTGATTCGCTTATTGAACCAGATAAAACAATTCGTTAAAGTAGCCCCGCCATTAGCAAAATCTAGTGGTCAGGGATTTGCAACCCTGAGTCAAGAACACTGGTAGGATGTTTCTACCAGTGCGCCTGCTATCACCCTTTCAATGGTGGTTCAGGTAGGGGAGGCTTCGGTCTCGCCGGAATCTTGACCCGGTATTGCAAACCCTGTCTGAATCACCACCATCAATTTTATTATTTAATGAAAGGGATAGCTGGAATGATTGATATAAAAAAAGACTGGCATCAAGCCGATATTATTGCTGCATTACGTAAACGTGGTACAACCTTAGCGGCTGTTTCTCGTGAAGCGGGGCTTAGTTCATCTACATTGGCAAATACTCTAAGTAGACCGTGGCCTAAAGGTGAATGGATTATTGCTAACTATCTCGAAATACATCCTTCTGAAATTTGGCCTAGCCGGTATTTTGATATGAATGGTCAGCTTATTGAGCGTAAGGCTCGAAATTGATGTGTAGTTTATTTTATACTGCCAGCATAAATTACTGGCAGCTATTAATTATCATGATAAACGCTAACTCGGGATTTATGGATGAGTGGCAAGTCGATCATAGCCAAGTAAAGTTAATGGATTAAATGATCCGATGCCCGATCCAGGTGTAGATCTTATACCTTGCCTATATGCTTCCATTAGTTCTTTTAAATCTGAAACTTGATCTATTAAAAGAATGCACTTCATTTTATCAAAATATGTTTTTGAGGATGCTCTGGCAAAAACTTCGAAAGTGCCATGAAAATGATTGATAAATACCAAAGTTTCTGGAAACCAATAACGGTAAAAGTCACCGTGGTGAAGCTCTGCCCTTATGAATAGTATGAAATCAGCTTGCATGAGATACTTGAATTCGATACCTGAATGCTTATTTCTTTCCTTAAGGAGGTCGGCATGTAAAGATATGCGTCCTAGTTTTAATCTATTTTTTCGATGTTCTAAAGACTCTACGAATTTTCGGAAAACCTCATACCCAACCATTGTCTTTTGTTCATAATCTATTTTTCCACCTACATAATATTGTTGTATTAGTAACTGGTTTAATGCTGCAAATCTTTCATATTTTATGAGAGTGGCAACTATGTATAAAAATAGCTCGTGAATGATAAATTTAAAATTATCGGAATTCCATGTACTCCAACTATTAACATTTTCTGGACGGCTCATATATGGAATTAAGGATTCAAAGAAACGGTGAAGTCTAAGTGTATTTTCTTCTGTTGGTGCGTATTGTGCGATTGCGGTAAATAATGAAACCATTTCGTTTCTGTAAGGGATGAATTTTTCAATGTTGTCGATAACTTGATCGTCAAAATTACTATTATCTTCTTTTTTGGAAATCCTAAATTTTTCAAGGTTAATTGCAAAGGTAGTCAAATACTCATTAGTAGCACCTGATGCAAATGGTTTATTGTCTTTGATGGCTGAGATGGCTCTTTTATAGTTGGCTATTGTTCCAAGAGATACTCCATCTGATTCATCTAGAAATGCTGGCCTTTTGCCTATTGTAGGCCTAGTGTAGAGAGGCTTGTCGTAAATCCAACGCACTAGCTGTTCAAAGTTATTTGTGTAGTTATCTGGCTCACTCAGATCAATATATATGCGTGATCTATAGTATGTTGGTAAGTATGGTTTACCTAATTCATCCTTTTCAGCAATGATTGCAACAAACTTACTTTGATCCTGATTTTCATATACTTCACGTGAAATTATTTGTGTTTCGGTGCCAACACCACCAAATCTATCATCAGCTCTGGATGCATAAACCTCATCACAAATGATAGCGACTTTGGTTATTTGTGAATCTTTAACCATTCTTTCCATGAAAGAGAAAGCATCCTGCCCCTCTTTTAAATCCCATTTATCAAGAATTACATGAACACCTGAATCGGTTAGCTCGTTAGCTAGATCGATTACCCATTGCACATGAGTTGGGTTAGACCAGCTATAAGAGATAAATAATTTTGGGTTGTCCATCAATACATGATCCTTTAATAAATATTAACAATAAGTATTGGGGTTCCTACCTTATCACAAAGTGGAAAAACTCCTAGTAGCATCTATTATTATTTCATCTTAGGCTTGTCTTGAAATTTAAATCATAAGGGGCATAAAAAGGGGCATAAAATCAATAAGTAAAAATAAATTCAACTAATTCAGTTAACTAACTTATTTTACTAGTCCCGCCCTGGCACCATATAAAAATCTGCGGTAATACAGCAGGTTAGGGTTAGAAAGAGCCACCTATCAGGTGGCTTTTTTCTTTGATAAAAATCACCTTTCGC